ATAAGTCAAAGATTATCGCTGCATCGACATCTGCATCTGCTGTTCGTGGTATGTCGTTCAACATCATTTTCTTGGACGAATTTGCATTCATCCCAAATCATATTGCAGATGAGTTCTTTAGTTCTGTATATCCTACCATTTCATCTGGTAAATCTACAAAGGTAATTATTGTTTCTACCCCCAAGGGTATGAATCATTTTTATCGATTGTGGCATGACTCGGAACTCAATAGAAATGAATATGTAAATACTGAGGTTCACTGGTCAGAAGTTCCTGGTCGTGACGATGCCTGGAAAGAACAGACAATCAAGAACACATCAGAAGCTCAGTTCCGAGTTGAGTTTGAATGCGAATTCCTGGGATCTGTTGATACCTTGATTGCTCCATCAAAGCTGAAGTCAATGGTATATGATGAACCAATCAATACGGCTAAGAATGGTGGAGAAATTTATGCACATCCAATAGAGAAACATAATTATGTTATAACCGTTGACGTTGCAAGAGGTGTAGAAAAAGACTACTCCGCTTTCATCGTATTTGATACTACGGAGTTTCCATATAAAGTAGTTGCAAAATATAGAAACAATGCCATCAAACCAATGTTGTTCCCAAACATCATTTGGGAATTTGCAAAAGCATATAATGATGCGTATATCTTATGTGAAGTAAATGATATTGGAGATCAGATTGCTGCAACAATTCAATATGATTTGGAATATCAGAATCTTCTCATGTGTTCCATGAGAGGTCGTGCTGGTCAGTTAGTCGGTCAAGGATTTTCTGGAAAGAAGACACAACTAGGTGTAAAGATGTCCAAGACGGTCAAAAAGATTGGAGCATTGAATCTCAAAACAATGATTGAATCTGATAAGTTATTGATATCAGACTATCATATTATTGCAGAACTTACTACATTCATTCAGAAAAATAACTCATTTGAGGCAGAAGAAGGTTGTAATGATGACCTTGCAATGTGTCTCGTTATTTTTGCCTGGTTAGTTCAACAGGAATACTTCAAAGAAATGTCAGATGATGACATTAGAAAAAGAATTTATGATGATCAAAGGGATCAGATTGAACAAGACATGGCACCATTTGGATTTGTGAGTGATGGTATCACAGAAGAAACGTCATTTGTAGACAGTTCTGGAGACAGATGGCATACTGATGAATATGGTGATATGTCACACATGTGGGAATGGCAGTAATGGACACAAAAGGTAAAGTCATAAATCTCATAAGGATTGTAATCCTATTTCAGTTAGGAATAGTAGGAGCAACAATAGTTGGTTGTTTCCTTCCTGGAGCTAAATCATGCGATTCGGATGTTAAACAACACATTGCTAATATGATGACTGTTATCACAACATCAACTTTCGCATTGTATGCAGCGGAAAAATAATGGACTTAGATGACGAGTTTGTTTTAAATCATCTGCTCTTGCAAGAGAGAAAATGTAGGTCTTGTGGAGATATAAAAAATTTATTGACAGACTTTTATAGGACGAGAAAAAATAGAACCACGGCTTCTGCTTATTCTTACGAGTGTAAAGATTGTACCAAAAAACGAATAATGAAATCTAGGACTACAGAACCTGATGACACATCTGTATATCCAGACTGGTAGGGAGTTCATGCATTGTTTCCCCACTTGAAAACGAGCAAATTCTAAATAATAACAGATAAAAAATGGACTTCTTCAAGAGGAACTAACAATGTCATTAAATTTAGTCTCCCCAGGCGTTAAAGTAAGAGAAGTTGACTTAACTATTGGACGTATTGATGATATTAATGATCAAGTGGGCGCCATTGCTGGACCTTTTGAAAGAGGACCAGTCAATGTACCACTTCTAATTGAAACTGAAAACGATCTTTTACAAACGTTTGGTAAGCCACTTTCTACTGACTCCCAGTATGAGTACTGGATGAGTGCATCATCGTATCTTTCTTACGGTGGTATTCTAAGAGTCATTAGATCTTCTCACGAAAATCTATCTAACGCTAACGTTGCACTTGCAGGTGGTTCGCTGTCGAACCTACAAATTGATTCCTCTGAGGATTATTACAATAATCACTTGGATGACATCAACTGGATGTATGCATCTAGAAACCCAGGATCTTGGGCAAATGATCTTAAGGTTTGCACCATTGACTCCGCTGCCGACCAAAGATTGGGAATCGGTACAGATGGTCTATTGGTGGGTTATGCAGTTACTGCTGGTTTCACAACATCCGTAGCAAATGATAACGGAACAGTTGGTATTGAAACTGGATACATCAAGGGTGTTATCACTCAGATTAATCACGGTTCTGTTGATGTTAAGATCCTTTCTCAACACAACGTTACTACAGATACTTGGTCTGAAATTGATTACGAAGAAGGAAGTTCTACAAGATCCTTCCTTGGATATGATGCTGGAGTTGAACAATTCATTACTGGTATTGCAAACCAGGCTGGATTCAACAATCCAAACCTGTATAGAATCTTCGATAATGCAGGTTCACCACAGAAAATTGAAAGAACCAGATTCCAGGCAAATGTTGGTCTAGGATCAACAATGATTGCATTTGGAGAAGACCTAAACACCCAAAAGGTTTCTTTTGGTGACGAAATTAAGTCCGTCAATGGAACATATAGTGGAGTCGTTATCGGATTCACTACAGAGGGTGCTGCCCAACAGGCTGTCATCATGGACACTGCAGCATCTGTTGCATTCGCTAACACAGACTTCATTGTTAAGTCTGGTATCGATAGTGGACTTACTCTAAGACAAGGAAACACGGCAGAAGACTGGTACAACATGCAGACCTTAGGTCTGGCTAACCAAACAATCTTCTGGAAGTCTCTTGCAGAAAGACCTGCAACATCTGCATATGCTGCAGATAGAAGTTCCAGATTTGATGAAATCCATGTTGTTGTCGTAGATGACACTGGTAAGGTAACTGGTAGTGCAGGAAACATTGTAGAGAAGTGGGTTGGTCTTTCTAAGGCTGCTGATGCTAAGATTTCTCCAAGTGCAGATATCTTCTACAAGAACTACATTGCACAATACTCTGAGAACATCTTTGTTGGTGCTGCACAAACTGGTTCTGCACTGAAGTTCACCATGCTTGGTGGATACACTCTTGATGCATCTGGTACATGGGGACAACTCACCCAAGGCGTAACCTTCAATGGTGCTGGTGCTCAAACATACTCACTTGGTGGTGGTAATGATTACGGTGGTGTCGGAGTATTCAACTGTGATCTTGCGGATGTTATTAGTTCGTATTCAATCCTTGATAACCCTGCAGAGTACAATGTAAATTATATTATTCAGGGTCCTTCCTCTGGAAATAGCATCTATGAGGCACAGGCAAAGGCAAATAAACTGATCAACATTGCAGACACCCGTAAGGATTGTGTTGCTTGCATCTCTCCATACAAGCCAGGAGTTGTAGGAGTAACTCAATCTGACCAACAGACAAATAACATCATTCAGTTCTATGATAGTCTGAAGTCTAGTTCGTATGCAGTATTTGACTCTGGTTATAAGTATACATTTGATAGATTCAATAACACATTCAGATATATTCCTCTGAATGGTGACATTGCTGGTCTGATGGCAAGAACTTCCATCAATGCTTTCCCATGGTTCTCGCCTGCGGGATCCCAGAGAGGCTCGATCAACAATGCAGTTAAACTCGCATACAATCCATCTCAAGCACAGAGAGATCTTCTCTATCCTAAGAGAATTAACCCAGTTATCTTCTCTCCTGGTGCTGGAATGGTTCTCTATGGTGACAAGACTGCTCTCAAGGAGGCATCTGCATTCGATAGAATTAACGTTCGTCGTCTGTTCCTCACTATTGAACAAACAATCGAAAGAGCTGCAAGGGCACAACTCTTTGAGTTCAATGACATTCTAACAAGAACCAACTTCTTGAATATCGTTGAACCATATCTCCGCGATGTTAAGGCGAAGAGAGGTATCGTTGATTTCGTTGTTATCTGTGACGAGTCTAACAACACACCAGATGTTGTTGACGGAAATCAGTTTAAGGCTGACATCTTCGTAAAACCAAATAGATCAATCAACTTCATTGGTCTGACATTCGTTGCGACTCGCTCGGGCGTCAGTTTTGATGAAGTAGTTGGTAATGTTTGATCCATCTCACTAAATAACCGTATAAGGAGTTAACTAGCCATGCCAGTTTCCAAGTCATTTAATCCACCTCAGGTAGGGGATAGGACTATTGAGGATTTCAAGGCTCGACTTTCTGGAGGGGCTGCACGCCCCAATTTGTTTGAGGTTGAACTTGCTTTTCCAAGCTACGTCCAAGTCCCTACGGATTCCGTTGCCAACTCTAGATTCTTGATCAAGGCTGCTCAATTACCAGCATCCAACATCAACGTCATCGACGTTCCTTTTAGAGGAAGAAATCTCAAGATCGCTGGAGATAGAACTTTCGATGTCTGGACTATTACAGTCATCAATGATATTTCTTTCGATCTGAGAAACGCATTTGAGCAATGGATGAACGGCATCAATAAGCACGACAATGCTACTGGTGTCATCAACCCAACTCAATATCAAAAAGACGCAGTTGTCTATCAATTAGGCAGAAACACAAAAACATCCACTAGTGGTTTCCCAACTACTATTGCAGATGCAACTCTCAGTGCTTCTGACAAGTATCCAGTCCTTAAGAAGTATGTCTTCCACGGACTGTTCCCAACGAACGTAAGTTCTATTGAACTGTCTTACGATAACTCTGATACTATTGAAGAGTTTACCGTAGACATGCAGGTTCAGTGGTGGGATGCTTACACTGCCGATAACGTTAATCTGTTTGGTACAGAAGAACAACCAATCCAAGCACCTGATTCTCAGACTGCTTAATTCTTATTGAATAAATATATTTGATTATGCCTCAAGTGAATCTAAATGGCTAGGTTGTTTGGTTTTAAAATTGATAAGGGAGACGATACTTCAAAGAGTATCGTTTCTCCCGTTCCAAAGTCCGATGAGGATTCGTCGGACTTTTATGTTAGCAGCGGCTTTTATGGTCAGTACGTAGATATTGATGGTGTCTACAAGTCAGAATTTGACTTAATTAAAAGATATCGAGAAATGGCTCTGCATCCAGAAGTGGATAGTGCTATTGAAGATATTATAAACGAGGCAATTGTCTCAGATCAGAACGATTCTCCCGTTCAAATTGATCTATCGAATCTTCCTGGTTCGGAAAAACTCAAAGATCTTATTAGAGATGAGTTTAAAAAGATCAAAGAAGTCATGGACTTTGATAAGAAGTGCCATGAAATCCTTCGTAACTGGTATGTCGATGGAAGAATCTTTTACCACAAAGTAATTGATCTCAAAAAACCAGAAGAAGGTATTCAAGAAGTAAGATATATTGATCCACTTAAAATCAAGTACGTTAGGAAACTGAAGAAGAAGGATAACGTACAACAAACGGTTGCAAGAATTCAAAGTCAAGATAATCCGCTCACTCCAGAAATTGAGGAGTATTATCTTTATGATCCAAATACTCAGGCAGCAAAGAATAATGTCGGAGCTATTGGACAACCAGCATTCAAAAATGTAACTAAACCAGTAAGAATTGCTATTGATGCAGTTACATTCTGTCACTCTGGTCTAGTAGATAGAAATAAGCAAACGATTCTTTCATATCTACACAAGTCTATCAAAGCACTCAATCAACTTCGTATGATTGAGGATAGTCTTGTTATCTATAGATTGTCGCGTGCTCCAGAAAGAAGAATTTTCTACATTGATGTGGGTAATCTTCCTAAGATTAAAGCGGAACAATATCTGAAAGATGTGATGAGCCGTTATCGTAACAAACTTGTTTACGATGCTGGAACTGGTGAGGTCAGAGATGACCGTAAACACATGAGTATGCTAGAAGACTTCTGGCTTCCTCGTCGTGAAGGTGGTAGAGGAACAGAAATCACTACTCTTCCTGGTGGTCAAAACCTAGGTGAACTTTCCGATATTGAATACTTCCAGAAGAAACTATACAGAGCATTGGGTGTTCCTGAATCTCGTATTGCTGGATCTGGAGAAGGATTTAATCTTGGTCGTTCTTCTGAAATCCTAAGAGATGAAATCAAGTTCACCAAATTTGTTGGTAGAATGAGAAAGAGATTCTCTGGTGTGTTTAGCGATATGCTAAAGACTCAGCTAATCCTCAAAAATATTGTCACTCCAGAAGATTGGGAGATCCTTTCCGATCATATCCAATATGATTTTGTATACGATAATCATTTTGCCGAACTGAAGGAAACCGAACTTCTCAATGAGAGACTCGGAACTGCTGCTGCAGTTGATCCATATCTCGGCAAGTACTTCTCTCTTGAATATGTCAGAAGACATGTCCTCAAACAGAAGGATGAGGAGATTATCGAGATTGATAAACAGATCGAGAAAGAAATCAAAGATGGTAAGTTGATGGATCCAATGGAGATGCAACAACTAGAAATGGGTC